ATGTTACTCTGGTCCGATACCGCTGGCGAACGCAGCCCAGGCCAAGCCTATCGCTTCCATGGTTGAGGTTTCACCTGATTGGTACGGCAGGTGTACCACATCCCCCACGTGATAAATCGTGGGGATCCCGCTGTAAGAAATAGTACTCTCACCGTAGATACGTTGATCAATCTGCTCTTGTGAGTAGATGAAATTGGAGTCAACAACGTCGCCAAATTCAGCCATGGCTACACAGAAGGACGTTCACCAGATGCAGGAATGTACTTGGTTCCATTCTTGTCAATCATTGTAAAACCTGCCATCTTGACAAAGGTTGACGGGATGTTAAACAACTTTTGCATCATCGGCATCATCATTGGCGCCTGACAGTTGTAAGGCGGTACATCCATAGTCGCCAGCGAACGTCGTTGCAGATCAGCTGCCCTTAACTCTGTCTGATCCTTTTCTGTGTCCTCAACAAGTTTTTGCTCCCAGGCTGCCATGCTTTCAATGCCGACGGGAAAATCAGAAGGCTCAGGTGGAAACACACCTTCTTCATATTTCATGGCGTAGATGTGTTTGCAGTAACGCATCTCATCTAGCAGTGGGGTCCAGGTGTCCGTCAGCGATGTGATTACATTACCTGCCGCAGAGTAGTCCGCATAGCTAGGCATCCCTTCTGCCCTGGAGCCAGGGAGAGAAGGATCTGTCGTACTACGCAGGTACATCGAACCAAAATCACGGAACACACCAGGATTGTCCCTAGCGGCTCCAGGTTTAGTCGTGGTGGTAGGCGTGACTGTTGGTGGGACATTGTATTGAGGTGCCGGGGAAATGATCCTCATGTCCCGATTGGTATTGGCATTGGTCATGGCGTTGTTATCCACCACACCAGATAAGGTCATTACTTCATACCGACCAGGCTTGAGGGATGAGAATCCACTCCGTGGGAATCTAACTTTCAGTGATTCAGACACCTTGTTTAAAGATGTCATGTAACCGTAATCACGGCGATTGAAATCCTGGCACGAACAACAATACCGTGTGCCGGTCATCATGAACCTGCCGATATTTGGGGGCCGGGTTGCAGGAGTAACCAAAGCACGGTCAGGAGTTGCCTCCACAGATCCAGCTTTCCTTAACTTAAGGACACCTGTGAACGGATTGGTGTCAACCAAAACGGCCTGGACATATCCGTATCGTTTCTGAGTTGTCGGATCAATCGTATCCCTAGTGATAGGTACACCACCTGGAGTAATGATTCGGTCTTCCAGGATCTCACCGTTGATTGCCTTCAGGCCACCTGGTACACCCGGAATAGCAACGTAGAGCGGAGGCGGGAGTGGGTTGGCTACACTCCAGGTTCCTGTCAGCTGGACGTACCAGTAATCATCGTCTTCAGTGACAGAAGCAATAGAAGCACGCACCCCAGTGCTATCGACAACATTATCAAACCGTAAGCTGCCAGCCACACGTATGCCAGCCCAGTGCATACCAAATTCTTTATTCTTGGTTGGAAATCCTTTAAAGACACCAGGAATCGTGGGTGGGTTACCACCAGTGGATGGCGTACCGGCTGGGATCGGTACTTGGTATGTGAAAGCGTAGTCGTAAGAGTTGTCGTAGAAGCAGGCTGTTGCAATTTCGTAACCACGACGCCAGCGAGACCAAGCCGACTCACGGTTGATCGTATAGATCGAATCTGGGACCGAGCCCCTTGAGAACTCAGTTGTAATTGGTTTTACGGGCCGAGGATCAAAAACCTCGGCCCGATTAAAGTTCCCAAAAGAGCTTCCACTCTTTTTGGCCATAGTTTAGAAGAAGCCGCCTTGTGCGTAGATATGGACGCCAGGGATGTAACCAGACACGTTGGGGCCGTCTGCAAACACGCCAACATAAATACGGTCACCGCGCTCCAGGTAAACACCCTTGTTGCGGAGAGGTGCCGTGGGGCCGAGGCCATTGGTATTACCTGCTTGGGCAACAGGAGCAGCAAGTTGCGGCATCACATCAGAACAGTCCACAACTCCGCTGTCGGCAGGGACCGTTTTAGCGAACAGTACTTTGTAATCGCCAGAAGCCGGAATTGGGGTAGTGGTGCCACGGGTGTGGTAGAACACAAAGGTCACTGCTGGCTTGTAGCCGTAAGCAACACCGTTGTAGCTGAAGCCAGTTGCAGTACCACCGGAATACACAATGGCTGTATTAACTCCAGTCAGCGTAGTTGCACCGGTATAGGTGTAATAACCAACGCCATTAGCAGGTGCCGTGCCAACAACAGCGGTTGATTGCACATGAACAATTTGACCACTGGTCAAAGAAATGACAGTGCCTGACGTTGTGGTGTTGACGGCGTAATCAGGTGAACGAGTGAAATCATTACGCGTAATCGTAATGGAATCCACAACACCGCCATTATTATTATCTTCTTCCAGTGCTGCATCCATGTCCACCAGGATGGAGGGCGCCTGGCCACCCTGCACAAAGATGGTGTTGTTTGCCTGGCTGCCAACAGTCTGGGTCGTGACACGCACCGAATCAAACAGCGGGCGGTCAACCAGGAGCGGCTGCTTATTCGTAGAGGTACTTGCCACGTCTTTGTTCTACCTTTTTTCTAATTATAAAGGACTGTTACGCCCTTGGAGTTAATCCAAATTCTGTCATAAAGGACATGTAATCAGTGAACCCTTTTGGATACTTAGCCGTTTGTGTAAACAAAGCTTCTGGATCCCGCTGAAGATTTAAAAACCTCTGAAAGGATTCACTGTCCATCGTCGTCTCGGTGTTCGGGACGAAACGAAAACGCCCCGACCCAAACACACCACGCAGGTATTCCCCTGGGAGGTACTTATCTGAGTAATCAGAATACGCCATGATTAAAGACCTCCGAAGGGAAACATGCTTGGCATCCCAAGAACAGCTGGTGCAGTCTGAAGAGATTGCTTTAACAAGCCCTCAATTAACCCAGCTTTTACCGTGTCAAGAAGAGAAGTTGCCTTCCGCTTGCGCAACGCAGTCGTTAAAGCTTCTGTAGAAATCTGTGGACCTGTTTGAGCACTAGCAACTGCAGGAGCAGGGGTTGGTGCTGCTGCTGAAACTGGTGCAGATCCGTAATACTTCTGCAGAGAAGCTAAGGATTTGACGGGTTGGCCGTAGTAACTGCGTCCTGATTCCGTTGGGAATGAGGCCCATTCAGGTGCCAGGGCGGCAGCAACACGTTGGCTTAAACCTTCCTTACGGACGGTTTCAAGTCCACCAATATCCATCAAACGGTTGCGTGCCAGGGACAAAGCAGCGATGTCCTGCTCAGTTTCTCCAAAACGCTTTAGGCCAAGGCGAGATGCTTGGCTTTGCCACGTTCCAGGAAGGAATTGATAGGCACCTGCTGCAGCACTGGCGTAACCACCACTGCGAATAACGCGATCCGGATGGCGGCTCAGATCAGAGAATGTTCCGCCGCCAAACATGGTCTGGTAACCCTTGGGACCAGCAGTACCTTCTGCAAACCGAATGGTTTTGAGCAGGCGCTGACCTTCTGGTGTACTACGGAACTTCTCTAGGAACTGACGCTCATTCATCGGACGCCGCCCCTCGCTTGGAGTTTCTTCAGTTCGCGGTAGGCAAGACCAGGATTGCGCTGAGCCCATTGCATCAGAGCTTCTGGCGTCATCCCTGTCGCACCACCTAATTCCGTCAGTTGCCGTTGCAACTCTCCAGTCTGCTCCATACTCCTACCCAGTTGCTGCTGGCCCTCATAGAAGGAAGAAAGGGGGACACTTGAAGGAGCAGAGTACTGCTGAGCAGCATTAAGTACTTCTTGAGAGAGTGCGCGGTTTTGAACATTTTGTCGTTGTGCGGGGACACCGGCCCCAGTAGACACAACTCCAGGTCCTAACGGTGCGGGGGCTGGAGGGGTCTGTCGTCCGGCTTGCGACCCAGCGCCTGCTGCCAAAGGTGGTGCAGGAAGGGTCGGGGCTGGCGGCGGAGCGCCACCAACCTGATTCTGGCCCATTCCTTGATATTGCGCAAATCGAAATGCCCGATCCCTGGCACCGCTGTAATCAGGTGCTAATTCACCAGGATTAACAACAGGACGATCTTGAATAGGTGTAACGCGTGAATCTTTCTTTGGATCGTAAACAAGACCTTGGTCCTGCAGAACACCCAGTAAGCCACGGCTAGCTTCAATCATTGGAGTGGGATCTGCCAGGCCCCAAGCCATACCTCCCATGCCACCCAGTACTGCCGTACCACGTAAGCCGGTAGCGCCACCAGGAGCAAGGTTACGAACTAGGCTTCCAACCTGACCAAACCCCGATTGTCCGCTCAGTGCACGAGCTGCTTTTTCGCTAGTACCACCAAACTGTTTTAAGAATTCCCGACGCAGGGCAGCGTCACGCATAAAGGGACCACCGAATCCCGTGGGGCTAACTAAAGCTCCTTGCAAGCCTGTAGCAACTTGACGGGCTCCTTGTACTGCATCTCCAATAACCGGTGCCTTCAGTGCACCAGTGGCATACTGCTGGGCACCACGGGCAAGCTGTGGGACAGAACCGGCTGCCTCTTGGATGGCACGGTTAACCATCCCAGCCTGAGCAGAGCGTTGAATACCGGCTGGCATACCGGCAACATCACTGATCAGACCAGTGAAACGAGCTGGAATATTACCAAAGTTGGGTCCAGCAAACTGACCGGGAAGCCCACGCTGGAGAACATTCTCAGCCTGGGCAGCAAGCGAACGGTAGGTCTGAGGGTTGGTGACAGTATCGGCAAGCTGCTTAACAGCCTTAGGTGCAGCTTTGGCACCAAAACCTTGCACGGCACGCAACGCTGCTGGGCCACCGCGCATAAACATCTGCAGGAATGCGTTACCCATTAGCGCCATGCCTCATGAAGATAAATACGAGAACCCACTGCAGTGTCAGCAGGACCAGGTAGAGCTTGAATGAACTCAGCACCTGAGCGTTCATAACGATACCTGGCTTGAAATGGATCTTTGTAGTTTGGAACATACAAGATATTGGCCAATCGATCTGTTTCGTACAGATAGATCTCATTCCAAACCTTAAGCGCTTCTTTAGCGTTGCTGGAGCGAATCGTACGATCCACGTCACCAGCGATACTTTCTAAGCGAGTAGAAGGAGAAGTTGCAACTTCAGTTTTCTTTTCAGCGGTATCGCAACGACCAATCTGAATGATGATCTTGTCGTAGAAATATGAATCCGGTACGGTATTCATTGCTTCTTCCAAGCGGGCATAATCACCCGCCGGTACGCTCACCGTGAAATAGCCCAGGTGATACCTGACCCTACTTTTGTCAAAGTCAGATAACTGCACTTCTAACTTCCAGCATCAATTAATTATAGTTCTAGAAAATCAATCACAGTCCAAAGAATTGGCCTGTGGCATACTTCTGGCCTTGCAGGTAAGGATCATCGTTGGTGAACTGAGCAAGAAAGTTTTTAGGCGTCATAGCTTGCTGCATCACCCCACCGATCAACCCTTCTTTCAGTTGCTCCATCAATGTTTTGGGTTTTTCTTTCTCCCCTAAAACATTGATGAGTGCATCAATAAGCTTGCCTTGCTGGGTTTGATTTTCAATTTGATTCTGAACGTACGCTTGCGCCCAGGCTTCCTCGTTGGGTGCGGAAGCAGTGCTGGAGGCATCACTCTTTCGCGTTGTTGATGCCTGCGGTAATTCACTCAAGTGAAATGTCTGCAATTCATAAGGACCGGTGCGCAGAACAGAAACATTCCCCGCTGCACCTTGACCTGAATGCGTCGATATAGAACCTTGCCCAAGGAAACGCAAAGAAGTCCCCTCTGGAAAACCATAATCCTCACCTTTATGGTTGGTAGATGCACCAGGGGAAGGTGCCTTCCGAGGCCCCATCGGGCTCGTGATGGTGGCCGCTGGATTCAGTTTGAACCCCTGAGATTCTGGACTATAAAGCTGTTGCCAGTTTTCTTGATTAGGTAAACGAAATTGAATGAATTGGCCGACATCCTTACGTGCTTTCGAAAGGGGGAAACGCTTCCCATCTTTCATGACTTCCCAGTGGGCATGAGGTCCAGTGGAGGTTCCTCCAGTGGATCCAACTTTACCCATGAATAATGCGGGGCCTGCCATATCTTTTTCTTTTTATTTTAAAACTAAAAAACCCCCGGTTTCCCAGGGGTAAGGCCTTAGAGAAGGAGTTATACGCGGATTAAATCAGCTGCAAGAACTGCATCCCAGTCAACGCGCTTGATCTGCCTGAGCTGCTCTAAGTTGTTGAACCTTTCACCCGATAAGGACATCTGAAGGTCTTTGATTTCTCGGGCAGTCTTAAGGCCAATACCCTTAATGTGATCAGCGATCATCTGGGCAGTAGCACTGTTGATGTTCAACCGCGTTTCTGGGGGAAAATCACGCGGTTCTTCTTGTGCAGCTTTGTCTTTGATCTGAAGGGTTTTTACCTTTTTCGTTGCTTCTTCATCAGGGCAAAGCTCGTTTTTATAAGCGGTATAAAGGCGGCCGTCCTGGTCTTCAACCATGAACCAATCGCCGTTATCCCACTCACTAACGATCTTTACCCTTGCACCTGTTTTTTTGTGCTGATAAAGCATTGCAGCAACGGTAGACATAGGACCAGAGATTATCTGGTCCTAGTTTAACCCAATCAGCTGACGGTGCGGCCCAGGAGGTAGCCGTCGATGTCTTCGTAGCCAGCAGCTTCATCCGGCTGGATGTAGCACACTTCAACCACGAAGTAACCGCTCTTGCCAGCACTGGAGTCAGCGCTGGAGATGTACCAACCACCAGAGGTGGAGGTAGCGGTTTGCGATTCGCGAGCCTGAACGGTATAGGTGGTGGAGGCAGTGACTTGCTTGTACACGTTGGCCACACCCACACCAGCGGCGCCGGTAGCGGTCAGGAAAGGCTGAGCGCTGTAAGCGGCGGTACCACCAGCAAAGAAGATCTCGCCGACCTGAGAACCGGAAGTGGTGGAGGTCAGGTTGGCCTGGGCGACAGCTTCACCAGCAGTACCGGTGGAGGTCAGGCCAGGACCGAAGGTCACCACGTTGCCGGTGGCAGCATAGATACCAGAGGCCACACGACCATCACCCCAGCCAGAAGCAACGGAGATGGTGGCGCGATACACATAAGCAGGGAGGGTGCTGCTACCAGAGATCACCATGCCGGTGATGTCGGGGCGGGTGTCGTCCTGGCGATAAGGCGAGGGGACGATCACGCTGCCGGAAGCAACTGCACTACCGGAAACGGAAGTAACAGCCACGTAACCACGCTGCTGGAAATAACGGTAACCAGGGACGGCCAGCACGGAGGTGGGACCGCCCTTGGAGGCGTTATTGGTACCGTCATCGTTGGTATCGATGTTCTTGTACCAGCCGTTCAGAGGCTCTGCCCAGTTACCTGGGTAGATTTTCTTAGACGAAAGATAGGTCATTTATCTTTTCCTTAAGTGTTAACTGTTATCAATATCAGATAGCGCCGTCATCCGACACAAAGCTGTAGGCGGTGGTCACAAAGTCCTTGTTCAGGATCTCGAAACCGGCGTACAGTTGCCAGATAAGAATAATAAAACGGCTGAAATCGTCGTTGTTGTTGATCAGAACCTGAGCGTTCGGACCACCGATACCCACGCCCACGGCTTGAGGACCGAAGAAGTAACCCTGAGCAACTTCCTGGTTGGCATAAGGGGCCGCGCCAGTGAAGGAGGCAGAGATGGTCTTGGTGGGGAAGTTGGTGGACTCGAAGAACTTCACGCCTTCGAACTGAACGCCGGTTGGCATCACGGGCTCACCAGCCAGGAAGTAGCCCTGACCAGCTTGGGGACCCATGTAGAAGCTGGCGTTGTTAGGCATCATGGGGTTGCCCATGTACATGCCTTGGCCAGGGTTGCCGCTGTAACGGGCGATCTCACGGAAGTCGGGGTCACGACGCAGGTGCATCATGAAGGTGGGATCGCAGATGCAGCGATACAGACCATCAGCGAAGGTCGGAACGTTACGCTTGCGCAGATCCTTAACAATGGTCAGCAGGTCGGTCTTCACCTGGAACTGCTGAACTTCGTTGCCGTACTCAGTGCTGGAGTAGGAGATACGACCAGAGGAATCTTTGGTCTTACCACCAGCGAAGTAGTAACCCCCTTGGGTGGTAGAGGCAGCACCATTGGCTTCGGCTTTGGCGAGTTCATCAATGAACACGCGGTCGCGCCAACGGCGATAGTCGTCGAGCAGCGTCAGGCTACCGATCGACTGGTGGAACATATTAAGGTTGCCCGAGTCCAGCAGGAGGCGCTGAGCCGTGATTAAAGTCTCACGAGCAATCTTAAAAGTGCTAGGCTGGGTCGGATCACCCGGATCTGCAGGACCGGTGTATTCCTTAAGCACCACCAGGACTTTCTCCTTGGTGATGTTACGGCTGTTAGCAGTACCGATGGTCTGATCGGCAATACGCTCACGGCTGTCCTTCGTGCCAGGGGTACCCCAGA